CTCTGATCTGGAATGATACCCCTGTGACCGGATCGAACGGGTCGATTCGAATAGTGGTATTAGCTGACGTGATGGGTCTTTCAAAGTTGTCATCCGCCTGTTCCGCATCCAAGACATTTGCATTCAGCACTTCACCAGCAATGATCACTGGAACTTGAACAGTCCCAAACACCAACGCCGGTGCTTCGCACAATACTAGGGCTCGAGCCGCAACCAAATTCGTGTTCAATGGACGAGCTGGAGTCTGTTCCTGGGGGTTCTCAGTGTTATTCGTTTCGGTAACAACTATACGAGGCGGAAAATTCTTACTCTGAGGCCTAGTTCCAGTGAGAGGTTCTCGTGGCAAAACCACCTCATAATCAGGCATCATTTGGGCGTAGACGTTGATGAGGACAGTGTTCCCGAAATCAGGAGAAGGCGAAATCAAATTCGAGTGGACGTACAAAGCTAACACTCCGTTTGCGTACGGAAGAGTATCTTCATATCGAGATTTAGAAAAGTTAACGAGTTGGCTCATCCCATTGATTGTGGGAAGATAAGTTGTGTTCTGAGACCAACCAATTTTCGCAATATGCTCCGTGTTTGACCCGATGTCAAAGATGCTCGAATAATTCAAATTATAATCGTCCTCCCTGACTGAATAACAAGGATCGTAAACTACTCGCAACTTGCCTCTGTGCATCATTGAGCACACAATGTCAAACCGGTAACGGCAAGTACCACGCCAATAAGTGAAGGGGAGACCCACGTACGTAGCGGGAGTTACGTGGTGTTCGGCAGTGATTCCCGTTCCAGTCGTTATACCGTGGAATGGAGAGCATCGAAGATTGAACAAGAGTTTCTCTGCAGAATCTGAGACATTCCAAACAGTGCTTCCAATAAACGTCTCTTTGCCACCCAGACTCGCCAATGAAGTATCAATACCGGAATCCCAAGTGACCCCCGGTGAAGTCGAAACTCTACCTGGTTGTAGACTGATCTCTTTGGAGCCTCCCATGGTCGAGGGATCGGTCAAAGACATGTCATTCTGATCTTCAATCTCTCCTAATCTCAGCGACGTGGGCGTGTACAGTTCAACATTCTCGAATTTCCCCATGACCGTAATACGACATGGAGAGACGAGACCATTCGAAGTCGCTAGAGGAACGACCGAAGCAAGAGTGGCAGTGCCCAAGACATCAAACTCGGCGCTTGTCAAGTCGACAAAGTCTCTCGGAAATACGAATGGAAGCAATAATTCACCACCTTGGGAACCTCTGGCTTTGATCGAAATACGAGGTCTTTGTGAAGCTTCTACCAAGTCGGCAGTGTTTCCTTTAGCGAATTGTATGAAATTATCCGATCTGCTAAGCATATTGTATACGAGCCAGCACTCTCCATAGTGAAAATTGGTACCTTCTACTGTAGCAGTTAAACGCAAATTAGCGCGAAAGTGCCGATAATGCTGACATCGAGACTTGATCACATCTGAGTTGAACATGAGGGACCAGGGATTGAAATCGGTGAAAAGTGCTTCCCCAGTATTCCAAGCTACGGTGAACAGTTTCACTGGGCGTTCAATCATATCCAAACTAGAATCATGTGTTGCTACTGTCCTGGAAGCGGGCTGGTTAGAATGGGAAGCCGTAGCCGAGTCCACCAAACTGTCGGAAAGAAATAGCTTAACGTTTTGTTGTTGCTCCTCGATAGGAGCCATCGTTGTGTTTGTATTTTGGTTCGAAATCCTGAAATTATGGTGTAGGGACTGGATCAAGCCCGTACACATAAACCAAACGAGAAGAGTTAAGCGTAAAGCACCATGGTTCAAAGGAACTTTCCGTAATCGTGAACTCTCTCGGACAACTCTTGCTTCCTGCAGGTTTGTCAGTCCATTTTGATCTTTTATGAACGGATCAAAAGGCGTTCT